AATTCAGCTGCACGTTTTGGATCTGCAATAGCTTTACACTCTCTACAAATTGGGAACTGTGGATCGCGCAAAGCACCACACGCGAAACACCGAACCAACTGAACAGTCTGGTAATCCTTTAGCCAATCCTTATTAGTAATGTTTAACTCATTACATGCAAGACGCGCATCATTTGAGATTGCTAAAGGATTACCATTAGATCTAGTCCATAGAATATCCGCAATACGGATAAGTTCCATAAACCATTTTTCCTGGTAAGACTTATACTTCTGAATGAGTGGAGTGTGTTCTTTAATTAACTTGATAGCATCCCATTCACCAGGAAGGAAAAAGAGTCCCGGCATCATATCTGCCATGTTGCAGCCCAATAATCCATTACAGTAATCCCGTACAATAGAATCTGCAACCTGAATAGATGATACTGGAATTTCAATAAGTGGCTGCTCAGAATCAATCTCGCGCCACCATGAAGAAGATCCAATAATTACACAGGCTGGCTTATCTGATCTACCTGGAGGAATATCAAAAACTCCGGGTTGAATAGTTATCTTTTCTTCATGAATTGTCTTTGGAAGAATAGAGATAACTGTAGACTTATCCAACGGATTCGAGGGACTACGGATAGTTCTACGATTCAGATTGACAATTGCATTTTCCATAACTAACTCTCCTTCTGAGTGATATAGGAATTGGGCACCACTATTCCCTCTTTATACGCCAACGCATCACCAGCCACAGTTTCATTTCCAAATAATTCATCCTGTAATTTACGCACGCGCTCTAGTCTATTAGCTTCTGCTTCTCGACTATCAGGATCTTTGTATTTAGCAAGAGAGACCTTGCCTAATGCAGCATAAACTGTATCTATAACAAATTTAGCTGCGGGAAGTGTCGGTGGTAAATATTCCCCTTTAGGAGACTGAAACGTCCACATTGGTTCATATGATAGCTTAGATGTAGGTAAATCACTCTGATTAGATTCAGGTACAATAACTAGTCGTTCAAGTATAAACTTATGACTAATCCACGGACGGTATTTAGGAACTTCCCTTACAATAGGATAAAGTAGTTCTAATCCTTCTGGAGTAATATCTATACACCGCTTCTCTAACTGATCCTCTGACCACGCTACGCGCCACATTGGTTTGCCGGTGTTGGTGTCAAGACCAAACAAATCAATTAGCTGGCGATTTATAGATTCGATAGGTTCTGTAAGTTCCATTCTAGTCCACCTAAAATGCGCGTTACAAGTATGCGCGCCCCACTTGTCAGTTATGCTGGTACAACAACCTTCGGGTCAGCGACAGTTGCTACGTAATTCCTCCACACGTCACCATTATCACCCTTCATAAATCCAAGGTTAATGGTAGTGTCAACGTCAGCAACGTAGTTCTCAATAACCATATTGAGAGACCCACCAGTTAAGTCAATACGCGCACCAGCCTCTACTGCAAACTTAGAATGGAACACGTTGTCCTTAATTAACGCATAGGTTCCAGGGAATTTAATGTCATAGGTAGTTCCACGCCGGAATCTATTGCCAATAATCTGATTATACTGATTGACAGCAAATCCACCATCTGTCACATATCCCACACCAGTTCCAAGACCTTCAAAGTCGCAATCCTGAATGAGATTACGAGCAGTTTCACCTAGACCAATTCCGATACCTCCTGAACCTCCAGCAGAGAAGAAACAGCTAATAACTTTAGTATGTGAACCATCAGGAATAGCTAAAGATTCCTGGCGACGTAGCCAAATGCAAGGAGCATTTGCTACAGGTGCCATCTGGATGTTATTAAATTCCCATCCCTGTTCAATTACAGAAATTAATGGTGTAGTGGCAACAGGACTAGTAGGTGCTAACCATGATGCACCACCACCTGTAGGAACACCGCCATTAGTAGCCTGACGAGGTTTATTAGCTGCACCAAGAATAGTTACGTCAAAAATACCAACAGGTGTCGTAACCTGTTCTCTCAAAACTCCAGAGAGATAGATTAAGTCTCTGGAACGAAGGTGAGGCTTTAAGTCTGTAAAGGTAGAAAATGAACCACGAGGTCCATCACCCTGCGGAAATAAATACCAAACCTTGTTGATCACACCATAATCATTTAATGTGACCCTACGATTCTCGGTCTGAAAATTACGCCAATAGCCATACTGAGTCATTCTTTTCCTCCAACCCTTTGGTTAGCGCCTTCGCCAGAGTACCTGCGTGGATAAGGAGTATGCGCAGCCCACCCGTTAACTACGTTAAGTTTGTAGCAAACCCATAGTACTTAGCCTGAATGGGATCAAAAACAAACACATTCGGCAAGTTCTGAAGTGGGTCTACTGCACTAATGATGTTACCATTCGTAAGGTAATCAACAGGACTACCATTCGTATGGATAGTAACTAGCATATGCGCGCCCGTAACAGGCGGTGTAATTGTTGCAATCTGTGTGGTTCCCGTAACAAATGTCAGGAACCCTGTTGGAGCGATAGTTGTCGCAGATGCAACAGTTACAGGATACGGCTGTAACTTACTCTGTACAGTACTGAGGTTCTGAAAATCAAGGTCAGACATAATTAATACCCCGCCGGAACTGCTAAGGTGTCAATGTATGAGCAAGCAGCAGGATTATTCACGAAAGCCTGCATACCCACAACCATATAGAAGATTTCCGCCGCAGCTACACCACCTGATGCACCACGAATCTCGAAAATACTTCTACCGTCTGAGGTATAGAAACCAAGCGGAAGAATCTCTGCTCGACCCCATGCTTCAGTGACAATAAAGTCAATTCGAGTCTTATCCCAACTGTAGGATGATTTAGTAGATGCACCAGCTAACTGCATGTTATTTCCACTAAAGTACATATTCAGCCCTTCTTCTTTGGCTGACTTTTGGATAATGGAAACAAGCTGACCAATTTCCTCGTAAGCCTGCTGCTGACAAGGATGTAACCATGCGACAACTGATGTATTATCATCAATTCCCAAACGGTTTCCAATCTTATTCAGAGCAATACGAGGAAGTGGCAGACTCAATGCAGCACCAGAAGCATTGACTCGGTTTGCACGAATCTCAGGAGTGGAAGAACGAGGAAATCCTAACCACGTACCTGAAGATGAATTAGAGTGGTGATATGGCACACCAAGCAAACCAGGTAAAGAAGCAGGAGAAGAAATACCCTGAACAACCAGCTTATCGGTAGCAATAGCGCCAGCAACAGCTGGGGTAACATCAATCTGCTTATTCTCTAGGTCATACTTCGTAATCTTTCCAGATCCACGAAGCGTAGTAGTTAAGGTATCAAATACCTGTACAGTCTGTCCATAACGTACTAAACGTACGCCAAAGCCATCAGTACCAAGAGTATAAGTATCCACACCACCAACTGTTGACACAACGGAAATGACGCCAACAACACCATTTCCTGGCTGCATCATTTGAGAATCAAGCTGTCTACGAAGTTCATCAAGAGCTGTGGCAGTTAAACGACGAACGGAATTAACTACAGACTTCCGATCATCGTCAGTTGCCCACTGAGCTAACTTCGTATATTCGATGTTCTCTGATAGGAAAACACACGAAAGTACAGCTTTATCATAGGTCGGCCCACCACCTCGTCCTAAATCTCCACCATCAGGATCAAAGTACTGGAATGAGCCACCTGGACGAATTTCAAGAGGCACGCGCATCTGACGATTAGAAATCTTCTCAACGTCGCGCTTCTTGATATGAGCAAAGAACTTGTCATCCCGCTCAAAAAGGACGCGCACCTTCGGAACTACTCTTTCAAGTTCCAAAGCTGCAACCTGAGTTTCCGTTACCGCCATTTTGTTTACCTAGAATCTTTAGTTGGTGAACTCTAAGTTCACTCCCCCAGATTCTAGCTCCTTCAGTTTACTGAGAATTTGTTCGTAGGAGAATCCTGCTGCCTGAAATATCTGTGCCATCAGAATAGCAGTTTCTCCATAATTTTTACGCTTGAGCCTAAAAGTTAAACTTTGTCTAGCTCTTGACTTTTGATCTCTGACCTGGCTTCTAACAGGTTCTATTGATTTCCAAACATCGAGAAGC